GACAACATCACCTTTTTGCCCTACAAAGAGCCTTCCAACGTCCTTTACCAGCTTTTAGGCGATATTGTCACCGAAGGCAGGCGTTTTGCCTCTGCCGGTGACGTAAAAGCAGCCGATATGAACGCCGAAGCGCCAGTTGGCACAACTTTAGCGATTCTTGAACGCTCCATGAAGGTAATGAGCGCGGTTCAGGCAAGGCTTCATGCGTCTATGCGTAAGGAGCTACGGATTCTTTCAGGCATTGTGAGAGATTTTGGCCCCACCGAGTACCCTTATGAGATTCCAGGTGGCGAATTATTGCCCGAAGACTTTGATGATCGTGTAGACATCATTCCGGTCAGTGATCCTAACGCAGGCACGATGGCACAGCGGATTATGCAGTATCAAGCTGCATTACAACTTGCAGTACAAGCACCTCAAATGTACGACATGCCGTTATTACACCGCCAAATGCTGGAAGTTCTGGGAATCAGGGATGCTGATAAGATTGTGCCGCTTGAGGATGAAATTCCAATTACAGATCCTGTCACCGAAAACATGAACATCATTAATGGTGAGCCGGTTAAGGCATTTATCTTCCAAGACCATGAGGCCCATATACAGGCTCATATGGCTTTGATTCAAGACCCGAAGATTATGGAAATTATGTCTCAGAGTCCTACTGCCAAAGCAGCAGAAGCAGCAATGGCCTCGCATATTTCAGAGCATGTTGCCTTTGCTTACAGAGCTAAGATCGAGAAAGAGCTCGGTGTTCCGTTGCCTGGGCCTGATGAGAAGTTGCCAGAGGACATTGAACTCAGGCTTTCAAGGCTTGTAGCTCCAGCGGCAGCACAGTTGACGGGTAAAGATCAGCGTGAAGCCCAGATGGAAAAACAAATGGAAGAGTCTGAAGATCCTATTATTCAGATGCAGCAACAGGAGTTGCAGATTAAACAGCAGCAGGCTCAAGCTAAAGCCCAGTCAGACATGGCCAAGATTCAGCTTGATCTACAAAAAGCGATGGATAAGTCTGGCTTAGAAAAAGAGAAGCTTGCAACTCAGGAAAGGATAGAAACCGCTAAGTTAGGAGCAAGAATTGCAGCCGACAATAGCAGGGATCAACTTGAAACTAAAAGAATTGCTAGCAAAGAGCAGGTCGAGGGTGCTAAATTAGGCAGAGATATAGCAAAAGACCTGATGGGAAATAACAAGTCTGATGGATGAACTGGACTTTTTAAGAAAAAAGTATCGAGAATTACTTAACGAAATGAGTGATCATATCAGTACAGGGAGTTGTAAGGACTTTTCAGAATATACTCGTTGTTGTGGAGTCATAGAAGGACTTGCAATGGCGGAAAGAGAATTACTTGATCTCAAAAAGAAGATTGAGCAAGCATAACGTCGCGTGATGTGGCGCAGGTGACTCTGGACACCCATTTCCAGTGCAGGAGAGAAAACTAATGGCTAAGTCATTAGCAGCAGTAAACGAGAAGGACGAAAATGTTGAGGAAATCAACATTGATGAGTCTAACTCTCGCAAAGCAAGTCAGATGCCGAAGCCGAAAGGTTATAAGATATTAATTGCCTTACCAGAACCTGATGAGAAAACAGATGGCGGAATTATTAAAGCAAGCCAAACAATCCACACCGAAGAGGTGGGAAGCATTGTTGGGTTCGTTTTGGATATGGGGCCAGATTCTTATTCTAACAAAGACCGTTTTCCGACAGGCCCGTTTTGTAAGAAAGGGGATTGGATTGTGATGCGTTCTTATACAGGTACTCGGTTTCTAGTTCATGGAAAAGAGTTCCGCTTGATTAATGACGACAGCGTAGAAGCTGTGGTCGAAGATCCACGGGGGATTGTAAAGATATGAGCGAATCAAAAGAAACCAGCGTAGACCAGGCAGAGTCTATTGCTGCACCAACGTCAGCCGAGGACAAGTTCTTCGGTGTCAAGACGCAAATTGCTAAGAAATCTAAAGAAAAAGAAGTCTCTTCAGAAGAGGCTGATTTTGATTTAGAGATTGTTGATGATAAACCCGCTGTTAAAACCGCTGTAAAACCAGCTGTTAATAAGGCTGAAGCTACAGAGGAAGAGCCGGATGAAGAACTCTCTGAGTACAGCGCCAAGGTCAGGAAGCGAATTAAACAGGCAACTTGGGAGAGAAGAAAGGCGGAGCGTCTTGCCGATGAAGCGGTAAAGGCGGCTCAACAGTTAAACCAGCAAAATCAGAACCTTAGCGCGAAAAACAAAGAATACGAGTCTTTGATAAATCGTGGTGAGACTGCATTAGTTTCACAGATAAAAGAGAAAGCTCAATTAGCAGCAGAAAAAGCTAAGGCTGAGTACCGAAAGGCTTATGAGGAAGGCAATACAGACAATATTGTTTCCTCTCAGGAAAAGATGATTGAGGCTCAGTCTCAAATGAAAGAGGCAGAGCGTTATGAGAGAAGTCTTCCTCCACAGCCAACTGAGCAACAGCAAGCAGCTTACCAACAGCAAGTTGGTTATCAGCAGCAACAACAGGCATACCAACAACAACAGCCTGCTCCTCCTGCTGTTCCAGAGCCTGAACCAAAGGCAAAAGAATGGGGAGAAAAGAATACCTGGTTTGGTGATGAAGAACATAAGGGCATGACAGCTTACGCTTATGCTCTCCATGAAGAAGCCATAAAGGACAACGGTCTTTCGCCTAACTCGGATCAATATTTTGAATATATTGATAGCGGGATGAGGGGAAGATTTAGTGATTATGAGTGGTTGGATGATGCACCGAAAGATGCGTCTAGCGGTAATGGACAAGCCGCGCCTTCGACGACCACTCAGCCTTCGTCCGTGGTCGCCCCTTCCGCAAGGAATAATGGGGCCAAGCCGCGCAAAGTGAAGTTAACGTCCACTCAAGTCGCTCTCGCTAAACGACTTGGGTTATCCAATGCACAATACGCCAACCAACTCGTTAAGGAGATGACCAATGGCCGATGAGCGCACTCCGAGGTCTCAAGAGACTCGCAAAGAACTTGTTCGAGAAAGTAATGATTCTTGGATTCCTTCTTCAATTTTGCCAACACCTGATCCGCAGGATGGCTGGGTATTTCGTTGGGTAAGAACCAGCGCAATGGGGCAATCGGATAACACGAATGTATCCCAGAAGTTTAGAGATGGTTGGTCTCCCGTCAGGGCAGAAGATCATCCTGAGCTACATATCCAGTCTGATATTAACTCACAGTTCAAGGGAAACCTTGAGGTTGGTGGGTTATTATTGTGTAAGGCTCCTAAAGAAAAAATGGATGCCAGAAACAAGCATTTTCAGGATTTGGCAGAAAAACAGATGGAATCAGTTGATAACAACTATTTGAGAGAGAATGATCCGCGTATGCCTTTGTTGAGACCGGAGAAAAGTACGCGCACAACCTTTGGGAAAGGCTGACATCTTTTTTTAAGATGTAGTCTTTTGTGTTTAATAGAATCTAGGAGAAACTTAGATGGCTACATCTGCCACTCCAAATGGTGCAGAGCCTATTGGCACTTGTTCGAGCAGCGGTTCCTTTTCAGGAAAAGTTGTTCATATCAAGATTGCTTCGGCTTATAACACCGCTATATTCTATGGGGATTTTGTTAAATTGGTGACTGCCGGAACAGTTGAAAAAGACACTGGCACAACTTCTTTGACCCCTATAGGTATTTTTCTGGGCTGTAAGTATACTGACCCAAGCACAAGTCAAATGACCTTTAATCAAACATTTCCAGCCGATACAGCGGCTTCCGATATAGCGGCTTATGTTTTGATTGATCCTGACGTATTGTTCAGGATGCAAGGTGACGCGACTATTGCTCAAACTGGTCTTGGTGCAAACTTTGCTGTGGTTCAAACAGCGGGTTCAACTACGATTGGTCGAAGCAAAAATGCTTGTGATGCGTCTACAGTTGCAACTACTAACACGCTGCCGATCAGGATCGTCGATTTTTACGATGGCCCTTCCAGTTCGGTTGGCGATTCCTACACTGATGGTATCTTCCGTTTCAACGCGGGTCATCAGCTAATCAATACTACAGGCATATAAAGGAGAACTAGCATGGCTATTTCAAGAGCACAAATGCTTAAAGAACTCCTGCCAGGGCTTAATGCCTTATTTGGCTTGGAGTATGAAAAGTACGAGGACGAACATGCTGTTATTTACGATACAGCCTCATCTGAGCGTTCGTTCGAGGAAGAGGTGAAACTAAGTGGCTTTGGTGCTGCTCCTGTTAAGGACGAAGGAAATGCAATTTCCTACGATTCTGCACAGGAAGCGTACACTGCAAGGTACAACCATGAAACGATTGGAATGGGTTTTGCGATAACAGAAGAGGCGATGGAAGATAATCTATATGATTCTTTATCGGCTCGTTATACCAAAGCTCTTGCTCGTGCAATGGCTTACACCAAGCAGGTGAAAGCAGCGAACCCGCTAAACAACGGTTTCACTAATTCTTACCAGACTGGTGACGGGGTTAACCTGTTCACAGCGTCTGGTGATGGTGTAACTGGCGGTGACGGACACCCACGGGTGGACGGCGGTAAGAACGATAATCGTCCTGCGACAGCGGCTGATTTGAACGAAACCTCACTAGAGGCAGCAATTGTAACGATTGCAGCCCTAACAGATGAGCGAGGACTTCTGATCGCAGCTAGACCAAGACGTTTGTTGGTTCCACCTGCTGGAATGTTTATTGCCACACGGCTTCTTGAGTCAGATCAAAGAGTCGGAACGGCGGATAACGACATCAATGCTGTACGCAGCATGGGTATCGTTCCAGAAGGATATTCGGTCAATCATTATCTGACTGACTCAGATTCCTTCTACATCATTACTGATGTGCCAAATGGCTTGAGACACTTCGAGCGTACTGCTTTAGAAACTTCAATGGACGGTGACTTCGATACGGGTAATGTTCGCTACAAAGCTAGAGAGCGTTATTCTTTCGGTGTTTCTGACCCATTGGGAATCTACGGTTCGCCAGGAGCGTAAGTAATGGGGGAAGGCGACTTGTTTCATTAACATAACAAAATGCCTGTTAATCAATTAGCAGGTCGCTTTCCTTTTTCCTGACTGTCACAATAATGTGGCAGACACTAGCCAAGACAGGAGAAATTAATGGCTAATACGACATTTAATGGCCCAGTTCGATCCGAGGGTGGTTTTGAGCAGATAACTAAAACCGCTGGTACGGGCGCAGTGACCAACAACTTCGATATAGACTCAAGCGGCAATGTATCTGGTTCAGGTACGTTGAAGCTAACCGGAGCGGCTAATATCCTCTCTGATTACGAGTCAATTACGGCGGCAACAAAAACTTTGACTTCAGCCGATACTGGAACCGTTTTTGGTTTCAACAGGGCCGCAGGCATAGTAGTTACCTTACCCACTCCAGCAGCAGGAATTGTTTATAAATTCCTTGTTGAGACAACCTTTACTGGTGCTGGTCAAATTAAAACAGCTACAACCGATGGAACCGATGGGTTTCTTGGAACGGCTTTTTTGTTTGATACTGGTGAAATTGGTGAGACTGATAACTTTCATCCGGCATCTTCTAACGACATCATTGATTTAGGTGCTGTCGAGCAAGGTTGGTTGACTGGTGGATTCATTACGCTAACAGGAGTAAACACAACAACTTGGTTTGTTGAGGCATTCCTGATGGGTGATGGCACACTAGCAACTCCGTTTGTTGATAGTTAATAGTTGATTAACGCTGGGTGGGGCTTCGGCTCCATCCAGTTTTTTAGGAGATAAAAAATGGCTGATGCAGTAACAAGTCAAACCATCCAAGATGGGGCGCGTCATGTCGTAATGAGCTTTACCAACGTGAGTGATGGTACGGGTGAGTCTGCGGTGACAAAGGTGGATGTTTCTGCCCTTGAAGCTGATCCAATGACAGGGGCTGCTTGTGATGGGGTTTCCATAGAATCGGTTACGTTCTCGACATTTGGCATGAGCGTAAAACTTTTGTGGGACGCATCAACTGATGTGTTATGTCTTCATTTGCCTGCGGATTATGCAGATACCCTGGATTACAGTAATTTTGGTAGCTTAAAGAATAATTCAGGTTCAGGGAAAACGGGTGATATACAATTTACCACGGTAGGACATTCCAGTGGTGATGCTTATACCGTTACTCTGAAAATGATTAAAAATTATGCGTAGGAGAGAATCATGGCAAAGCTAGAAATCTTTCAAAATGGTACTTCCATGCACCCAGAT